GTATTCAAAACAGCAGCAAGTACGTACAGCATATTAGCAGCGAACAGCAACTTTGGATTGGCTCAAGGTCAACCAGGTCAAGGATAATAGTAAATGGCTATAGGTATAGATTTTCCAAGTAATCCAACAGCAAACCAAACTTATTCTTGGGGAAGTAGGACTTGGATTTTTAATGGATATGGTTGGAAACAAAAACAAACATCGTCGAATGTAGAGATATCATCAATATTACTTACTGGTGATGGTGCAACTTCGACGTTTGATTTAGGTTTCTCTCCCATCTCAAACACTGCACTGATTGTTACTGTTGGTGGTATTGTACAAAGTGAACTTGACTATAACATTAATGGTGTAAACAATACCATTTCGTTTGTTGAACCACCACCCACATCTGAGAATGTTCGTGTTGTGGGTTATAAAACAATTACTCCATACTATCTTGATGTTGCTAACTCTATTGGTGCAATTGTTCAAGCATATAACGGTGTTGGTGATGGTGGAACTCAAGTATTCAATCTTGGTTTTAATCCTTACGGTGCAAACTCTGTATTTGTAACAGTCGGTGGTATAGTACAACCAGATAATGCATATACGGTAAGTAATGTTGCAAACACAATTACGTTTGGTACCGCACCACAGAATAATGAAAACATTCGTGTCGTTGGTTATAGTAAAATTAATCCATTCATCACATACTATGCCAATCAGAATGTATCTGTGTCAGTGTATGAAACAACTGCAAATGGTAATACAGCAACGTTTCCATTAGGATTTAATCCACAAGCAAAAGAGTTTCTGACCGTAACGATTGATGGTATCGTACAACCACTTTCAGTCTATTCGGTAAACACAACTTCTAACACAATTACATTTGATGCTCCACCTTCCAATAATGAATTGGTTCGTGTAGCGACATTCTATACCGCAGTTAATACAATTGCTATTCAATTAGCAGCAACGAACACCACAGTATCAACATTTGAAACAACAGCAAATGGATTAGTCAGCACGTTTGCTCTTGGGTTTACACCTGTAAGTAATCAGGCATTGATTGTAGCAATTGATGGTGTTCTACAAGCACCAAGTTCTTATTTAATTAATTCATCAGCAAATACAATCACGTTTGACTTTGCACCAGTAAACAACGAATATATTTCAGTTACTACAATCGGTGCCACAAATGTTTATGTGGTAAATGATGGATCAATTACATATCAAAAACTAGGTTCTAGTGTTACGAATATTTTAAATTATTCAACCGACACTTCTAATGGCGCTTTTGCTGCGGCAAATGCTGCAAATGCATATGTAATAGCGGTATCAAGTTCTCCTAATATCAGAACCAATTCCGCATACAATCATGCTAATGCATCATTCAATACAGCAAACTTAGCAGCAACAACAGGAAAAGCAATTGCTATGTCAATTGTATTTGGAGGTTAACGAATGACACAAGTCATTACTGGTAATCGAGTTGCCAATAACTCCATCACCTACGACAATTTATCAGCAAACGTCAAGTCATTACTTGTACCTGTCGTATATGATTTAGATGATATGACCTACATGACAGATGGATTTACTACATCGTTTCCGTTGCAGTACAACACATCTACGATTACTGTACCAAGTCCTTGGAATTTAATGGTAACTGTTTCGGGCATCATGCAGAGAGCATTTGCCAACACAGATGGATACGAAGTTAATTGGCAGAGTTACGTCAAACCTGCTTCCAAAGGTTACACATTAGATAGTAGCGGCAACTTAGACTTTGCCGATGCACCACCCGCTGGAGCAGACCTGAATATCCGAGTCGTTCCAGGAATACCGAATGCTAATACGAAGGTATATCCCTTCAAACCCACCGATATTATGATGGGTTACTAAATAGTAAGTTAATAAAAATACCACTCATTTGGAGTTAAAATGGCCAGAAAAGCAATATTAGATACCTATTATACATTTACACCATCGACTAGAACGATAGTGATTCCACGTGCAGTTCTACGTGAACGTATCGTGTTGATTACGAATGTTACCACTAATCAGGTAATCTACAACTTCTCAGACCCCAATCTGAAATTAACATCTCATTCCATCACCACTGACGGTAATACAGGTACAACGAGTACAACTCTTGTACTGAACTACAATACCGCAGCAATGTCAGCAACCGATAAGTTGCAGATTACAATTGATGAATTTGAAGAGACTTTCAAACCGTCTGAAATTCTGACTGATCCTGTAAACAAACTTCGCACATCAACTGGTCAAGCACTGATTGATACCGACTTTGAATATGGTCAACAAGCAACCAAATGGGAAACTGTGACGATGATTAACAATCGTCCATTTGCTTATTACAATACTGCTTTACCACTTACACTAACTGATGTTCGTGCTAACGTAGGTTCACGCCAGATTCAGATCAACACATATCCATCTGTTCCTCCTACACAGGGTACTCCTGTTTATGTACAAGATACATCATGGATTGGTGCCGAAGGTATTTTTATTGTTGATCAAGTGGATTCTGGTTCAAATACATTTACCTATACTGCTGAGTTTCCATACATCAACGCATCAGGTTCAATCATTAACTCTGGTGTAACTACTGCTTATCAAGGTTATATTTTTGCCAATGCTTCCATTCAAATGACATCGATAACATCAGCACAATCGTTAGTGACTGTTGTTACAAATCAACCACATGGTCTGTCATTAGGTAATGAGATTGCTCTGACAGGTACTTCAGCATCAACAAATGCTCCTAACGGTTCATTCTTTGTTTGCTCAATTCCTTCAACAAACGTATTCTCATTCTATACGTACAGTGGTTCAAATACAATTCCTACTGGTTCAATTACTGGTGGTTCATTGTTTGTTCGTCCACAAGGTCAAGCACTTCATCGTGCATATGATGGTGGTATTCAATTCGGTACTAACTCACAGAGTCCTAATCAACAAATCATTCGCCAGACACGCCGTTACTTCCGTTATCAATCAGGTAAAGGTATTCAGATGTCTACTGGTACTCTGATGAAACCAACAATCAACATCGACCAAATTACATCGGTTGGTAATTTGATTACTGTTGTTACTAAGAACTCACATGGTATTATTAATCCTAACGTAGCATTTACAATCACTGGTTGTAATGAAACTGCTTATAACGGTACATATAACGTTGCGGCAGTTCTTGATGCTTATCGTTTCCAATATTATTCAAACACAGTACCAACAGTTGCGACAGCAAGTGGTCAATACAATCTGTCAATTACTGGTTGGTATGGTGCTGTTAATCGTATTGGTATGTTTGATAATCAAAATGGATTGTTCTGGGAGTTTGATGGACAAACATTGTATGCAGTAAGACGTTCCTCAACTTATCAATTGTCTGGTCAAATTCAAGTTGCTTCAAACAGTTCGTATGTTGCTGGTCAAACATTTAACGGTGTATCAACTGTGTTTAGTAAACAATTGACTCCTGGCGACTATGTTGTCATTAAAGGTCAATCATATCGTGTAGATTCAATTCAGTCTGATAATCAGTTACAAATTTCTCCACAGTTCCGTCACGGTACTGGTTCTTCCATAATCAATACGATTATGAGTAAGACTGTTGAGACTCGTATTCCACAATCACAATTCAATATTGATAAATTGGATGGCACAGGTCCATCTGGTTACAATGTAGACTTGAGTAAGATGCAGATGTGGTATATTGATTACTCATGGTATGGTGCTGGTTTTGTTCGTTGGGGTATTCGTGGTACAGATGGTAATGTTATCTACTGCCACAAAATGATCAACAACAACATGAACTATGAAGCATACATGCGTTCAGGTAACTTACCTGCACGTTATGAAGCAAGTACATTTACACCATATACTTACTTAACAGCATCATTAGATTCAGCAAACACAATAGCATACTGTAACTCTGCTGCTGCATTCCCGAACACTGGTACTCTATGGGTTCGTAATGCTGCTAATACAGAATTCATCACATACACTGGTAAGACAGCAAATACATTTACTGGTCTTGTTCGTGGTCGTGCAGGTGCTAACTCTGTTATCTTCAATACGGTTGCTAACAGCATCACAATGACAGGCGCAGATACCACAGGTATTCAGATTGGTCAATTTGTATTTGGTAATAACATTCCTAACGGTGCGTATGTAACTAATATTATTCCTAATACATCTGTCAACATCAGTTATGCTGCAACCGCTTCTGGTGTGGCATTAGCATTGTTTGCGCCATTAGGTAATACAGCACAAACATTTATTTACTCATCGACTGCACCAACACAGATTCAGTTGCATACTACACAGTTTGCTCCTGCTTTGAGTCATTGGGGTACTTCGGTAATTATGGATGGTCGTTACGATGACGATAAATCATTCGTATTTACCACTGGTATGCAAACAGCGATGAATGTAACTTCAACGTTTACTCCTGCTGGTGCTGTACCTGGTATGGCACTTCAAAGTTTCCGTGTATCACCTTCAGTCGGTAACGGTATTCCTGGTAATGCTGTAGGTGCCCGTGAGATTATCAATCGTATGCAGATGGTTCTGCGTCAGATTGACTTGTTGTCTGGTGGTGTGTTCCTTATAAGAATTGTTTTGAATGGTACAGTTTCAAACACAACTCCAAACTGGGCATCAGTCGGTGGTTCAAGTTTAGCACAGTATATTAATCACACACCTAACACTTCGGTGTCTGGTGGTGAAACAATTTTCTCAGCATTTACTAACGCATCTGGTGGTATAACAAACTTTACTACAACATCATATGACTTGCCGTTGGTTCGTGACTTGGGTAACTCTATACTTGGTGGTGGTTCTCCAGTACCAAACACAGGTATCTATCCAGATGGACCAGATATGATTACGATTGTTGCTCAGAACTTGAGTGGATTACCAACGCAAATCTTTAGTCGCCTCTCATGGACAGAAGCCCAGGCATAAATGCAAACAGTTGCTACTTTACCTGTACTGCAAACCGTCAGTGATGTTACACCACATTACCTCGGTTTGCAGCCGACAATTAGTGGAAGCACGACAGCACAGTATGTAAATCCTGGACTGTCGTTTAATCCTGCGTCCAATACATTAACGCTTGGCGTAAATCTAAATCTATTACCAGGTGCAATCAATACGGCTGCTCTTGGTGATTCATCGGTAACTGCTTCTAAGATTGGTTTAGTTACACGACTGATTGAAGGTGCTCAATTAATTACCGCAGCACCAACAACTACATTGAATGTAAATGTGTTAGATGCTACGGTGTATTACATCACAGCAAATGCAGTAGCAAACATGACATTCAATCTAATTGGTAACACAACAACACCATTAGATAACTTAGTACAAGCAGGTCAAGCAATCACAACCGTGTTTATCATAACGCAAGGTGCGGTTCAATATCCAGCAAACATAGCAATTGATGGCATCTATCGTTCAGCAAACACACGTTGGATGGGTAACTCCAGACCAGGTTATGTGTTAAGCACAGGACCATCAGCAAACAATCTTGATGTGTATTCATTTACTACCATCAAAACAACAGGTAATACATATACCATATTGGGTTCTAATACAGTATTTGGAGCAGGATAATGCCAGAACAAAAAGTCGAATCGGGTAGGATAGCAACAGGTGCTATAACTGGTGATAAAATAGCAGTTGGTGCTATTAGTGGAAATCAAATTGCTTCTGGTGCTATCAGTGGAAATCAAATTGGCACTACTGCTGTTTCTGGAAACAACATTGCTAATGGTGCAATATCAAGTGCAAAGTTGGCAGAACCAAATGCATTCGAAGATTATTTTCTTTTAGGTAGTCTCTAATGAGTCTGAAAAGATTCACAGTCAATAGATTTTCAACACAACGATTCACTGTACCAGGATTTGGTACTGGAGGTTCTACTCCTGCACCTGCTGGACCAACATCATATTCTGTAACACAAGTATTTTTGGGTTCACAAACTTGGACACCGCCTTCTGGCGTGACATCAGTTGATTATCTTACTGTTGCGGGTGGTGGTGGTGCTGGCGGTGGTTATGGGGGAGGTGGTGGTGGTGCTGGTGGATTTCAAACAGGCACAGGTATTATAGTAACTCCATCTACATCATATACTATAGCAATTGGTTCTGGCGGTGCTGGTGGTATTGCAGCAACACAGCCAGGAGGATTAGGAAGCAATGGAACGAATTCTGGTATATTTACTACAAGCACAGGCACACCTTTAATTAATTGGTCACTTGGCGGCGGCGGTGGTTCTGACGGTAATGGAGGCACACCATCTTTAGGTGGTAGAAGTGGAGGTTCTGGTGGTGGTGGTTCGGGAACTCCTGCTGCTGGTAGTTCGGGTGGTGCTGGTACTCCTGGTCAAGGTAATAGTGGCGGTACTGGGAGACATGCATCAGGATTTTTTGTAAACGGTGGAGGTGGTGGTGGTGCTGGCGGTGTTGGTGCATCAATAGCAAACACTGGAAACTGGCCTAATGGTGTATGGGGAAATGGTGGCATAGGTATAATATCTACCATCACTGGAACATCTCTTTACTATGCTGGCGGTGGAGGTGGCGGTGGCCACGCTCCTTCTTCAACCGCAGGTGCTGGAGGTTTAGGTGGTGGAGCGGGTGGTGGTGGTGATAATAATCGAGGTGAAGGTGCTAATGGTTCATCAAGCGGTTCATTAAATTACGATGGTGGAACTGCTATAAGTAATTTGGGTGGTGGTGGTGGTGGTGCTGGTGGTCCAGCAGGAAACCGTAATGGCGGTGCTGGTGGTTCGGGCATCATCATTCTCAAATGGACACAAAGTACATCAACGAATGGCATCTTTGTATTTTCTAATACAGGTCAATTTATTGTACCAGCAAATGTATCACAAGTAGATTATCTTGTTGTTGCTGGAGGTGGCGGTGGTGCTGATACCGATGCTGGCGGCGGTGGTGCTGGTGGTTATCTTGCTGGAAGTGGATATCCTGTAGGTTCAAATTCTGTGATCTCAGTTATTGTTGGAGCGGGTGGTGTTGGAGGTTCGACTAACTGGACAAGAGGTGGTAACGGATCAAACTCTATATTTGGAACAATAGTTGCTAGGGGTGGTGGTAGTGGAGGTTCCGGTTCTTTAGCAACTGGTACCGATGCATATGGTGCATCTGGAGGTTCTGGTGGTGGAGCAGGTTCAACATGGTCTACTAATCGTTTCGGTTTAGGAACGCCAGGTCAAGGAAATAATGGCGGTAATGGTTCACCAGGAAATGGTGGTGGTGGTGGAGGTGGTGCTGGCGCTGTTGGTAACAATGGTGCGCCTGGAAATGGATATGGTGGTGTAGGATTGTTTTCATCAATTTCGGGATCGAATACTGCATACAGTGATGGTGGTGGCGCAGGACATAATCCTGGCGCAACTGTTGGTGGTACAGGTCGTGGTGGTATTGGTGGTAATCCAAATGGCAATGGTACTGCCGCTCAACAAAATAGTGGTTCTGGTGGTGGAGGTGGAGGTGGAGGTAATGGGTTAGGTGGTGCTGGCGGTTCAGGTATCGTCATCGTTTCTATTCCTACGACACAACCAAGTGTAAACAGATATATCTACACAGCAACGGGTCAATGGACTGCGCCGCCAGGAGTAACTACGGTAGATTATGTTCTAGTTGCAGGTGGCGGAGGTGGCGGTTCACAAGTTGGTGGAGGTGGAGGTGCAGGCGGTTATCTATCAGGTACAAGTTTTCCAGTAACACCAGGCCAATCTTATACGGTCGTAATTGGTGCTGGTGCCGGTGCTGGTGGAAATGGACAAGTACCATCAATTACTCTTGGTCCAATAAGAGGTTCAAATTCAACGTTTTCAGGGCTTACTGCAATTGGTGGTGGAAGAGGTTCTAGTTATCAGCAAAATTCCGCACAACCTGGTGGTTCTGGCGGAGGTGGCGGTGGTTCACCAACAAATGGTGCATCAGGAACTCCCGGTCAAGGTAATAGTGGCGGTACAGGTTTTGATGCTTCTTGGGGTGGCGGCGGTGGTGGTGGTGCTGGTGCAGCAGGAAGTGCCGCTACGCCTAGCATTGGTGGTGCAGGCGGTGCAGGTTTATCCACAACATTAACAGGTACGCTATTATATTTTGCTGGCGGAGGTGGTGGTTGTTCAGATGCGGGAAGTGCAGGAGGAGTTGGTGGATTAGGTGGCGGTGGTAATGGCGGCAATGGCAATGGTCCTACTGCAAAATCTCCTCCAACTTCTGGTGGAGTTGCAACGGGTGGTGGTGGAGGTGGTAATCGTGATGCTGTTAATCCCGTGACAAATGGAACTGCTGATGGTGCTGCTGGTGGATCAGGCATACTGATACTTAAACATGTATAAAACAACAGATAAATAATCAATCATGACTATAAGAGTAGGTAATAACCGTTTAGCAAACTCTGCAATCACAGGAAACAAGATTGCTGATAATGCCATTCGTGCAAACAATATTGTTGCAGGACAAATCAGTGGTAACTTGATTCCTAATTATGCTATCACAGGAAATCAAATTGCAAACGGTGCTATTACTGGAGTTCAGATTAGTTCACCACCAGATATTTTCGATGATATTCTTTTATTCGGCGGTATGTAAATGACACAAAGAGTCCGTTCAAATTTACTTATAGATGGTGTAGTTACCAGTAACAAGATTGGTACCGCAGCAATCAATTCAAACAATATTGCTACAGGTGCTATCACTGGTAATACTATTGGTGTCACTTCCGTATCAGGAAACAATATTACAGTCAATGCTATTCGTGGTAATAACATTGTTGCAGGACAAATTACAGGTAATCTGATAGCACCAAATGCTATTACAGGAGATAAGTTGGTAGATAGTTCTGTCAACTCAAATAATATCGTAACAGGTTCAATTACAAATGCAAAGTTAGCAGAACCAAATGCTTTTGAAGATTACTTTCTATTAGGTTTAGGATCATAGGAAAATAAAATGCCAAGAAATTATACAATCTTAGGACAACAAAATCCAACAGCAAATACATTGACAAGACTATACGGAGTTCCTGCTGGCAACTCTGCTGTTATCTCATCAATCAACATTGCTAATTTGGATGCCAACTCTGCTGCGTTTAGTATTGCCGCAAACTTAAATGGTGCAGTCACAGCAAATGCAAATTATCTTGCATGGCGTGTAGCAATACCAGGCAATGACTCTATTGCATTAAGTTTAGGTGTCACATTGAATGCTTCTTCACAGTTGTCTGTCAATGCTAACAGTGCAACACTTTCATTCTCTGCGTTTGGCACGGAAATCTACTAATGCCAATTCGTAAATTTACCAATGGTAGATTTAGTCTAAAACGATTCACTGCACCAGGAGTTGGTGGCGGTGGTTCTACACCTGCACCTGCTACATTTGCTACTGCACAAATATTCTTAGAATCCACCACATGGGTTCCACCTTCTGGTGTAACATCGGTTGACTATGTTGTGGTCGGTGGTGGTGGCGGCGGTGGTGGATTTTTGGGTGGTGGAGGAGGTGGAGGTGGTTATGTTGCGGGTACAGGATTATCAGTAACACCATCAACAATATACACAATCACTATTGGTGCTGGCGGAACTGGTGGTGGTGATAATAGTGGTGTTGCTGGTTCAAATGGAACAAACTCTGGAATTTTTCTTACAAATGATGGTACATCAGTAGTATCTTGGGCATTAGGAGGCGGAGGAGGTGGAACATATGGTTCTTCGGCCACACTTATGTCGGGTAAAAGTGGAGGTTCTGGCGGTGGCGGTGCGTCTTATGATGCTCCTGCTACGGTTACTGCTGGTTTAGGAACTCCTGGTCAAGGCAACAATGGTGCAACAGGTACAATAGGATCTGCCGCTGCAAACTATAATGGTGGCGGAGGTGGTGGCGCAGGTAGTGCTGGTACCGCAGGTAATAACACATATCCTCATGGTGCTGGCGGTGCAGGAGTCTATTCATCTATAACTGGTTCAAACACTGCTTATGGTGCTGGCGGTGGTGGAGGTAATGACTACAATACATCACGAACACCGGGTGGTTCAGCAAATACAGGTGGCGAAGGAGGTAATGATTCTCTATCAGCAAATGCTGGTATCATATTTACTGGTTCAGGTGGCGGTGGTTCAGGCAGAACATTAATTAGTCCCGGCGTTGGCGGTGGCGCAGGTGCTTCAGGTGTGGTTATTCTTAGGTATTATGTTTCTGCATTACCAAACACAACAGTATGGACATTCGCTAACACTCAATATTGGCAAGTACCTGTTGGAGTAACTACAGTAGATTATCTTATCGTCGGCGGTGGCGGTGGAGGTGGTTCTGGAGGTGGCGGTGGAGGTGGTGCTGGTGGATTTTTATCTGGTACAGGATTAGCAGTCGGTTCAAACGGAACAATGCTTGTTACTGTTGGATCAGGTGGTGCTGGAAGTCCAGGAACTTTAGGAAGTAATGGAAGTAATTCGGCATTCAGTACATTAGTTGCACGTGGCGGCGGTGGTGGTGGTTCAGGTATAGGTAATGGTGGACAACCTGCTTTTGCTGCTCGTTCAGGTGGTTCGGGTGGCGGTCAAGGAATGAATACTAGCACAGCAACACCAGCAACAGGAACTCCAGGACAAGGCAATAATGGAGGTATATGCAACTCTGGTGCTAGTTATGGTGCTGCTGGCGGTGGTGGTGCGGGCGCTACTGGTGGTAATGGAGCACCTGGTGATGTTGCTGGTGCAGGTGGTAATGGAACAGCATCTTCTATAACAGGAACTCCCGTAACATATGCTGGTGGCGGCGGTGGTGGTACTAATGGTGCTACTGGTGGTAATGGAGGTTCTGGTGGTGGTGGAAATGGTGGTTCACCAATTGGCCCAAATAATTCGCCAGTAGGAACACCAGGATCAGCAGGTTTAGGTGGCGGTGGCGGTGGTGGTAGATGGACACCTTCAGCATCAGGCAGCAGTGGCGGTTCGGGCGTAGTCGTCGTCAAAGCATCTGCAACACAAAACAAATTATTAGTATTCACAGGTTCAGGTACATTCACCGCACAATCCGCAACTATAGATTATGTTCTAGTTGCTGGTGGTGGTGCAGGTGGTTCAGGTTATTCAGGCGGCGGTGGCGCAGGTGGTTATCTTGCGGGTACAGGATTTCCAGTAACTCCAGGAATAAATTATCCTATTGTGATTGGTGCTGGTGGTGTTGGCCAATCTGCTAGTGTGATTCCTGGCGGTGGTGGTTTAAATGGATCAAATTCAACTTTCTCTTCATTAACTGCAATTGGTGGTGGTGCATCTGGTCCTGTTGGTCGTCCCGGCGGTTCTGGTGGCGGTGGTGCAACAAATCCTGCTACAACTTATCCAAACTATGGCACTGGCACTCCAGGTCAAGGTAATAATGGTGGCAATTCATCTGCTCAAACAGGTACTACAAGTGGTGGTGGTGGTGGTGGTGCAGGTGGTGTTGGAGGTTCATGTGGCACTCCTGGTAATAGAGACAATCCAGGAAATGGTGGAGCAGGAGGAGCAGGAACATCAACACCGATAACTGGCACACCGATTGTTCTTGCTGCAGGTGGTGGTGGATCAGGCGATTATCGTGGCGGTCAACCTTCAGGAGCAGGAGGTTCTGGTATTGGCGGTAATGGCGCAGGATCAGAAAACGGTAATGCTCCGGGTGGTGATGGACAAGTCAGTACAGGATCAGGCGGTGGTGGTTCATCAGGTATTTCACCTTATCCTGTTGGTGGTCGTGGAGGTTCAGGTATTGCAATTATAAAATGGACATAAAACATAACAATAAATAAGCAATCATGGCACATCCAACAACAAGAACACAATTCAAAGAATACTGCTTACGTAAATTAGGCAAACCTGTTATCGAAATCAACGTCGATGATGATCAAGTAGATGACCGTATTGATGAGGCACTTTCTTTTTGGGGTGACTATCATTACGATGGTACAGAAAAATTGTTTATGAAACATGCTATCACTGCCGAAGATATTAATAGGCAGTGGATATATTGTCCTGATGCGGTGCAGTTTGTTACTGGTGTAATGCCATTTGATTTGTCTAATGCATCAATCAATATGTTTGACCTGCGTTACCAATTACGTCTGCATGATCTCTATGACTTCACTTCGGTATCGTATGTGTCATATGAAATTACAATGCAACACCTTCGTACATTGAATCTATTATTCTCTGGTACTCCACAGTTTAGATTTAATCGTCATCAGAATAAAGTATTCTTAGACATTGATTGGACAAGGGATGTTCAACCAGGTAACTTTGTTATCATTGAATGTTATCGTGCATTAGAACCAGAAACAATTACATTGACAGGCACTCTATCATGTGCTCCAGGTTCTAATACAGTTATAGGTACAGGTACAAAGTTTGATCAAGAACTTGTTGATTTTGATTTTATCACAATTGGTACTGAACAAAAACAAGTAAGAAAAATTTCAAGTCCTACGTCTTTAGAGTTACTTGGTAATCCAGCACAGACTTATACAAATACAACTGCTACAATTGAAGGTGTAACGGATGTATGGAATGATAGGTTCCTAAAGAAATATGCCACAGCACTGATTAAACGTCAGTGGGGTTCTAATCTCAAAAAGTTTGCTGGTATACAAATGCCAGGTGGTGTAACATTAAACGGTCAAGTAATCTATGATGAAGCAGTATCAGAGATTGATAAGATGGAAGAAGAAATCTACATGATGGGTTCATTGCCATCTGAAATCCTGACTGGATAATTGTGGCAACTAACTTCTACTTCAATAACTTTCCTGCAAATCAGATAACCTCCGAGCAACTGCTCGTTGAGGACTTGGTTATTGAGGCATTGAAAATTTATGGCATGGATGTTTATTACATGCCACGTACCACACGTGACCAAGTAGACTATCTATTTGGTGAAGATCCATTAAAAGAATACCGAACTGCTCATCCGATTGAAATGTACCTTGAAAATGTCACGGGTATGGATGGTGAGCAAGACTTCATTTCCAAATTCGGTTTAGAAATTCGTGATGAAGCAACTCTGCTTGTATCACGCTTACGATTCCGTTATGCAGTAAATGGTTATACTCGTCCACGTGAGGGCGATTTAATATTTGTACCATTACTCAATAACTTCTTTGAGATTACATTTGTTGAACATGAAGATCAACAAACCATGTTCTATACATTAGGTCGTGGTCGTGGTGGTAATGTATATGTGTATGCATTAAAGATGAAACAGTTTGTATTCTCTAATGAGATTGTTGAAACTGGTATCAAGATGATTGATGAACAAATTGTTGATTACTATCCAAAAACAAGACTGTTCTTATCTGCTGGTGGTACAGGAAAGTATGTAAATGATGAAATTGTATATCAAGGTTCTAGTTTAGCATCAGCAAATGCTCAAGCAGTTGTTCATGATTATGTTGCTGGTCAGTTTATAGAAGTATATCGTGTTCAAGGTGATTTTGCAACAGGTATAGTTAAAGGTAATACAAGCAGCGCACAATGGACAATCAATGTGATTTCTGATACTGCCACAATGAATACACCATTTGAAGATATCTTTGACAATGCTCGTATCGAAGCAGGTTCAGATGGTATCATCGACTTTACGGAACACAATCCGTTTGGAGAACCGTAATGTTAGGTAATGCTCAGTTCTATCACCGTACCATTCGAAAGATGGTTGTTGTATTTGGTACACTCTTTAATGACTTAGAAATTGTACGATACACTCAAGCAGGTGTGCCAAAAGAAAAATGGAAAGTACCGCTTACATATTCACCAAAAGAACGTTTTCTAACAGCAATCACTTCTGATCCCACTCTGACTAGATCAATTAATACTATTGTTCCACGCATGTCGTTTAACCTTGATAGTCTGGAATATGATGTTCAACGTAAACAAGTTTCAACACTTCGTAACTTTGCTCGAAACGATGACACAACTGTAAGCACACAGTTTGTTCCTATACCATATAACTTTCAGTTTTCATTATCGATATATGTTCGTAACACTGAAGATGGTACACAGATACTAGAACAGATTCTACCATTCTTTACACCAGACTTTAATGTTACTGTAGATTTTATACCTGAAATGGATCAAAAATATAATGTACCTATTATATTAGATTCGGTAGCATCAACTGTAGAGTATGAGGGTGCATTGAATGAGGGTTCAACACGATTGATCCTTTGGGATTTAACATTCACTGCCAAGGGTTACATATGGCCACCAGTCAAGTCCAGTAAGTATATTAAGTCTGCAAATACCAATACTATGATTGATCTTACCACTAAAGACCTGCAAAAAGTTTATGTGGATTATGCTAATGGTAATGGTGTGTTTGCTCAAGGCGAAACACTTCGTGCAAACAATTCCGATTTGTTTGGCACTGTAGACTACTTTAGTAATACACAATCTGGCGTCTTAGTTGTGTCTGGTTCAACTAGCATCATTAAAGTTGGTGACAATCTTACTGGTGATTATTCAGGTGCATCATATAATGTAGTTGTAACCAACATCAACGCACTTAATGTTGTACAGATACAAACTACTACCAATCCAGGAACTGCTACTTTAGGTGAAGAATTTGGATTCATAGATACTATAAAAGAATATCCTAACATTAAATTATGAAAAAACTAAATGCAAATCTTTCTGAGATATTTGATGTTGAACCTATCCGAGAAGAACTAAAAGTAGAAACGTTACCTGCTGTAGTAGAGTATGCTGATCCAGTAAATGCTGATGCAGACTTTGCACGTGAAAACATTCGTGAACTGGTAACTCAAGGTAATCAAGCGGTAAATGAGTTGATGTTAATAGCAAGAGATGGTCAACATCCACGTGCATTTGAAGTCTTATCTGGTCTAATGAAGAACTTAGCAGACATGAATAAAGATTTGCTTGAGATACAGAAACGTAAAAAAGATTTGGCACCAAAAGCGGAATCGCAAAATAATCTAAGTATAGATAAAGCAGTGTTCGTTGGTTCTACCGCAGAACTGGTAAAGATGCTTAAAACTCAAAAACAGGAAACGTAATGGAAACACTTATTAACCAACTCAAAACAATTCTAGGTACAAACTTTGCATTGTATTTGAAAGCACATGGATACCATTGGAACATTGAGGGTGCTAACTTCCCACAGTACCATTCTTTCCTAGATTCGTTTTATAATTCTGTATTTGGTCAGACGGATGATATCGCAGAACATCTTCGTGCATTGAATTCATATGCACCTGGGTCACTTGCACGTATGCTTGAACTTGCAGACTTACAAGAAGCAACAAACATACCTGATGGTATTGCAATGATGCGTGACCTTGCTGCCGACAACGAACGTTTCATAATGCATCTACGTGCAGGTATTGTTGCTGCTGATGGTGCTAATGAACCTGCTGTAGGTAATTTTTTACAAGACCTCTTGGGCGCACATCAAAAACATGGATGGATGTTGAGAAGCATCATTAAATAAAAAATGGATGACGGATACCTTGGTAATGCTAGGCTCAAAAGAACGGGCACTGAACTATCCTATACTGAAGAACAAGTATTAGAAATTGCAAAGTGTGCAGATGATCCTGTATACTTCATTAAAACTTACGTCAAGATTGTCAACGTTGACCGTGGCCTTATTCCATTTGATATGTGGAATTTTCAAGAGGACATGGTACGTACCTTTCATGAGAATCGTTTTACCATTGCTAAGATGCCTCGACAAGTTGGTAAAACAACCACAACTGTTGGTTACATGCTTTGGGCAGCAATCTTTAATGAAGAATATACAATCGGTATTCTTGCTAACAAAGGACAGTTGGCACGTGACATTCTAAGTCGTATTCAAAAAGCATATGAATACTTGCCTCAGTGGCTCCAACAAGGTATCATGACATGGAACAAAGGTTCTTTAGAGTTAGAGAACGGTTCCAAGATATTTGCGTATGCAACATCAGCAGCAGGTGTTCGTGGTGGTACATATAACTTAATCTTCCTTGATGAGTTTGCGTTCGTTCCACACAACATGGCAGTTGAGTTCTTTACGTCAACGTATCCTGTTATCTCTTCTGGTCAAACATCTAAAGTAATTATTGTTTCAACTCCTAATGGATTGAATCTATTTTACAAGATGTGGACAGATGCTATTGAACACCGTTCCACATATAAGACAGTTGAAGTTCACTGGTCACAAGTACCAGGCCGTGATGCCAAATGGAAAGAAGAAACGATACGGAACACTTCTGAAGAACAGTTCCGACAAGAGTTTGAAACAGAGTTTATTGGTTCGAATGCAACACTCATTTCTGGTGCAAAACTCAGATCATTAGCATTCCATGAACCTATAGGTGTGGAAGATAACCTTTACATCTATGAACAACCTATACCTGGTCATCTATACATTGCCACGGTAGACTGTTCGGAAGGTGTGAACATGGACTATTCTACCATTAATGTTCTTGATGCCACACAGGCACCATATAAACAAGTTGCACGATACCGAAACAATAAACTACCACTGTTGTTCTTTCCGACAGTCATTTATTCTATAGCAAAACGGTACAATGAAGCATTCGTTTTGGTAGAAACTAACAATATTGGTCAGCAAGTGGTAGACATTCTTCACTATGACCTAGAGTATGAGAACATATACAAGACCGAACAGCACCACATTAAAGGCCAGTCCATCTCTTCTGGATTTAAAAGATCAACTTCGTTTGGTATTAAGACTACCAAGTCAGTCAAAAAGATTGGTTGTGCCAACTTAAAAACTCTGGTAGAGAACGATAAGTTGATTATTAATGACTTTGACACCATCAATGAGATGAATACCTTTGTCCGTGTAAGGGATTCTTATGCTGCCGAAGAAGGCAGCAATGATGATATTGTAATGGGATTGGTATTGTTTTCTTGGTTGACAGCACAGTCTTTCTTCAAAGATTCTACCAATATTGACATCCGTAAGATGATGTTGGACGAACAGAATATGTTGATTGATGAGACCATGACTCCATTTGGATTTATAGAGAATGGGTTGCAGGAAGAAGTTGAGGATGATGGTGATGACCGCTGGCACTTTGCTGAAAAGCGAGGGTTTCCAATGTCAAGGTTGTAAAAAACTAAATAGACTATCAAAGACAATTGACCCAAACAATTAAAGGAGAAATCCAATGGCATTTCAATTATCACCCGGAGTAAATGTATCAGAGATCGATCTGACTACAGTTATTCCTTCCGTTGCCACCTCTATTGGTGCTTTCGTAGGACCTTTTGCTTGGGGACCATGCGGTGAAGTTACAACTATTTCGGATGAAACACGCTTAGTAAGCAGATTCGATAAACCAGACTCAACAAATTATGAATATTGGTTCTCAGCAGCAAATTTTCTTGCATACGGAAACAACTTAAAAGTCGTTCGTGCATTTTCAACAGTAGACACAAGAAACGCCACAGCAAATGGCACAGCAGTTCTGATTAGAAATCAAGATGATTGGACAGCAAATCAACAAGGTAACGCAGATGGTTCCTTTGGTGGTTGGGCTGCTCGTTATCCTGGTGAACTAGGCAACTCATTAAAAGTATCTATTGCTGACGGCAATACATATACTGGCTGGGCATATGCTTCTCAGTTCACTGCAAAACCAAATACATCATCTTATGTGTTCAATAAGAGCGGTTTAACTTCAAACGATGAAGTGCATATCGTAGTTGTTGATGAAGATGGTATGTTCTCTGGTCAATCAGGAACAGTTTTGGAAAAATACGCATTTGTTTCTAAAGCATCCGATGCAAAAGATGATTCTGGCAATTCAAATTACTATAAAAATGTAATTGCTGCACAATCACAATATATTCATTGGGTATCACATCCTGCGACTGCTAACATGTCGTCTGGTACATCCTGGGGTACAGCAGCAAATGTTTCAGTGTTCAAATCACTGACAGCAGCACAAACCGCATCACTTGCAGCAGGTACAGTTGGTACAGTAAGCACAGCAAATGTTACCGTTGGTTGGGATCAGTTTAAAAATGCCGAGTCGGTTGATATCTCTTTAGCAGTTACTGGTACAGGCGATTCAACTATTGCCACTTATGTTATCAGCAACATTGCAGAAGGTCGTAAAGATTGTGTAGCATTCATTTCGCCACCTAAATCTAACGTTGTTAATAATCCAGGTAACGAAGCATCGGCAGTTACTACATGGCGTAATGCATTGACTTCAACTTCTTATGCAGTTGTTGACTCTGGTTACAAATACCAGTACGACAAATATGCTGATCTATATCGTTGGATTCCACTGAACGGTGACATTGCTGGTCTATGTGCTCGTACAGATAATGAACGTGATCCTTGGTTCTCACCAGGTGGTTTGAATCGTGGTGTAATTAAAAATGTAGTTAAACTTGCTTGGAATCCAACTAAAACTGATCGTGACACACTGTATAATGCAGGTGTTAATCCAGTTGTTTCGTTCCCAGGCGATGGTACAATTCTATTTGGCGATAAAACAATGTTGTCGAAACCAAGTGCATTTGATCGCATCAATGTTCGTCGTTTGTTTATTGTACTTGAAAAAGCAATTAGTCGTGCAGCACGTTTCTCGTTGTTTGAATTTAATGACCAGTTCACACGTGCTCAGTTTGTGGCAATCGTTGAACCATTCCTGCGTGATGTACAAGGTCGTCGTGGTATCACTGACTTCCGTGTAGTCTGCGATGAAACAAACAATACTGGACAAGTTATTGATTCCAATCAGTTTGTTGGTGACATTTATATTAAACCAGCACGTTCTATCAACTTCATTCAATTGAACTTTGTCGCCGTTCGTACAGGCGTATCGTTTAATGAAGTTGTAGGATCGGTCTAAATAAGAGAAACAGGAGAAAATAAATGGCATTTAATGTAAATCAGTTCCGTTCACAGTTACAAGGTGACGGTGCCCGCCCAAATCTATTTGAGGTAAGTATGCCGTTTCCTGCGTTCTCATTACCAGGAAACGCACAAACTAAATTAACGTTCATGTGTAAGACAGCGCAACTTCCAGGAGCAACTCTGGGTGTTGTGCCTATGACATATTTTGGACGTGAGTTGAAGTTTGTAGGTAATCGTTCATTTGCAGACTGGTCAATCACCATTATCAATGATGAGGACTTTGTGGTACGTAATGCATTCGAACGTTGGATGAATGGCATCAATAGCCACAATCTAAACGTCCGTAATCCAATTGCAGGTACACCACTTGGTTACACTGTTGATGGTGAAGTTACTCAGTTCGGCAAAAAAGGCGATAACCTTAAGAAGTATAAATTTGTAGGACTGTTCCCTACCGACATCTCAGCGATTGATGTTGATTGGGGTTCAAATGATGCAATTGAAGAATTCTCTGTTACTCTGACCTACCAGTGGTGGGAATCAGTAGCAGATGGCGTGATCTAAGAGTAGGGGATTTCCCCCTACTTTTATCTATAGGATGAAAGATTAATGGCAATAAAATTATTCGGCTTTACTTTAGGCTCAAAAGATGTCGTTCAGCCAGAAAAACCTGAACAGGCATCTTTTGCCTTGCCTACTGCTGCTATCGATGACGGTGCAGTTACCGTTACTCAAAATGCATACTATGGTACGTATGTTGACTTAGAAGGTTCAGTTCGTAATGAGATTGAACTTATCACACGTTACCGTGAGATGTCCAATCATCCAGAATTGGATATGGCAATCGATGAGATTGTCAACGAAGCAATCTCCCATGATGAAGCAGGTAAAGTTTGTGATATCGTAATGGATAATCTCAAACAACCTGAATCAATCAAAAAGAAAATCAATGAAGAGTTCCAAAACATCTTGAAGATGTTAAACTTTTCTAATCTTGCAGATGACTTATTCAAACGTTGGTACATTGATGGTAGATTATTTTACCACGTTGTTGTCAATGATAAGAATCCAAAAGAAGGTATACAAGAACTAAGATACATTGATCCACGTAAGATTCGTAAAGTCCGTGAGATTAAAAAAGATCGTGATCCTAAAACAGGTGCATCGATTATTGTATCTACCGCAGAGTATTATGTCTACAATGATAAAGGACAGACCACTCAAACATTTACATCAAATGTAGGTCAAGGCATTCGTATTGCACCAGATTCAATCATCAATGTGAACTCTGGTTTGATGGATGCAAAGAATACATTTGTTATTTCATTTCTACATAAGGCAATCAAACCACTCAATCAACTTAGAATGATTGAAGATGCGATTGTTATCTATCGTATTAGTCGTGCACCTGAGCGCCGTATATTCTACATCGACGTTGGTAACTTACCACGTGGTAAAGCAGAACAGTATCTCCGTGATGTTATGGTCAAGTATCGTAACAAGATGGTCTATGATGCTAACACCGGTGAACTCCGTGATGAACGTAAACACATGTCAATGCTTGAAGATTTCTGGTTGCCTCGCCGTGAAGGCGGTAAAGGTACAGAGATTACTACATTACCAGCAGGTCAAAACCTAGGTGAATTGGAAGATGTTAAATACTTCCAGAAGAAACTACTCCAATGTTTGAATGTACCATATTCACGCCTTGAAGAGAACGGCGGTGGTTTTGCTGGCATGGGTCGTTCACAAGAAGTTACCCGTGATGAATTAAAGTTTGCCAAGTTTGTTACCAGACTTCGTAACAAGTTTACACAACTGTTTGATCATGCACTGCGTACTCAATTGGTACTCAAAGGTATTTGTACATCGGAAGAGTGGGAAGATTTCAAAGAAGATATCTACTATGACTTCCAGAAAGACAACAACTTTACTGAGATGCGAGCCTCAGAGTTGTTGCAGAATCGTTTACAGATGTTGCAATTGGTTGATCCATATATCGGTAGGTACTTCTCTAATCACTACATTAAGAATAAGATTCTAATGATGACAGATGAAGAGATTGAGGAAATGGATAAACAACTCGCAGAAGAAAAAGATACATTACCTGATGACATGCAAGGTCCAGTAATGAATCAACCTCCTGGTGAAGATCCTAATGAGTTCCCACCAGAAGATAACACTACAGAAAATACCGAAGAAGAGGAGTCATTGACGCCTGGTCTTGACAAAGAGGTAGATAAGTCTGTAGTGAGTATAAATACTAAACGCAAATAGGAGTCGTTATGGATATACAAGACATAATCAACAATATCGCAGCAGGTGAAAACATTGCTGCAAGGGACGGACTGGAAGATGCCTTATCAGCGAAAGCGTTCGATGCGTTGCAGGGTCGCAAACAAGAAATCGCTGCAACTCTTTATGCTGGGCAAGAAGAGCATCCAGAAGAAGTTGCAGACGATGAAGAAGAAGAAGAAACAGAAGAAGTAGCGGAAGAATGAAATCTTTATTAGACTTTAAAACTATTACTGAGGAAGAGAAGAAAGACTATTCAAAGTTTGATGCTCTTGTTCGTGCAGGTTTAGCAAACAAAGCACAGATGCAACGTATCCATAAGATACTGGATAAGATGGGCGACGAACGTCCAACATTTAATCCTGCTGACCGTGCCATATTGCAGAACTTGTTTAACAAAATGGTAGATTTAATTTCTAATAACAAACAGATTTATTCTAAAGCAAAACAAGCGGTGCGTGAAGAGTTAGAAGAAGGTACACGAATGGATTCTCCACTTGTGCCAGTACCACCAATCATTTTGGTAATTAAACGCAAAGCGGTAAGACTGTATCCAGATGGTACACGTATTGCTCTTTATTATAATGATAAAATGAAACGATACTTTAGTGTGCCCTTTGGTACACCTGCTGCCGATATTGCCGGTATACAAGCAGAAAGTTTTATTGATGAACTAAGAGCAACCGTTAATTTAACTGAAGAGACTACATTAGAATTGCAAGATGGTAGTCAAGTAGAACTTGATGTTTTGATGGTTAATCGTATAGTTTATGCTTATGATGGGTTAAAAGAAGAGAACAAAGAAAAGTTTATAGACTTACTAACAAGTTCCGAAGAAAGTTTTGACAAGACATATGAGTTTTGTAGATCACATTATTCAATCTAAACTAGATGAAGCCCGTGAGGCCATCTTCGCACGTTTAGATGAACTTGTTGCTCAGAAGTTAGAAGAAGCAAAACCATTTGTTGTCGATGCTATATTTGAAGAAGTAGAATGGGAAGAATTGGATGAAGCAACTAAGAAACGTAATCCAAACATTCAAAAAATGGGTCGTGTATTAAAGATTCGTCGCCGTATTCGTCGCAACAAAAAAGGTAGAATTATAGTACAACGAAATGTTCGCAAGTCGGGCATTAAAGGTTATAGATTGGCAGGTAATAGTGTACGTAAGATACCTGCCACAGTAAGAATAGCAAAAGCACGAAAACTAAAACGTTCGTGGAAAACAACCAGAAGGTCAAAACTTAGGCGCACTTTGATGAAGAGAAAAATGTCAATGCGTAGAAGATCATCTATAGGACTAAAGTAAAATGGGAATCGAATATAACAATACGTTAAGAGGTACATCAGTAATCAGGATCAATGATCCTGGTACATACTATATTAATCTTACCGATTTGAGGGCAAATGCTTACACTGAAAATGTCTCGTCGTTTGATATCAAGCGTGTGCTTTGGTCGACAAACGGCAACATCCTTATTACTAGAAACAGTATTCCACTTTTGAGTTTACACAACTCAAGTGAATTACGTTTTGATGATTTGGGCTATTCACTTGCAAATAATAATACATCAAATGTAACCATTACAATTAATACTGGTGGTACTTTGGTTTTGGAAACTTCAAAAGTTGCAACTTATAACGTTGATCCATACACAGGATATCCAATCTAATGAAACTAATTAAAGAACATATAGAAGAGGTAAAGTATCTTACCGAGACCACGGAAAGTGGCAAAAAGAACATGTACATTGAAGGTCGTTTTCTGGTTGGCGATGAAGTCAATCGTAACAATCGCATGTACAAAATGGATACACTTCGTCAAGAAGTTGCTCGATATACCAAAGATTACATTGATACTAATCGTGCTCTTGGTGAACTTGGACATCCAGATACACCATCGTTGAATTTGGAACGTGTGTCACATAAGATTGTAAGTCTTGTAGAAGATGGTAATACTTTCCGTGGTAAAGCACTCGTACTGGAGACACCATATGGACAGATCGTCAAGAATTTTATTGATTCAGGTGTCAACCTTGGCGTATCTAGTCGTGCTATGGGTTCTGTTGTCA